ATATACTGCTAAATAAGACTCGCGAAGAAGTTGCAAAAGATTATGTAACTAAGAATGAGCTTACAATTAGCATAGATAGAGTTATAGATCGTTTGGATAAGCTAGACAAAAAAATAGATAAATTGGTAACAGGTTAATATGATTACATACTCCCCAGAAGAATATATAGCAGCATTAGGTGATTTAGGCCCTTTAATTGATTCTGGTGCCAACATTGGTAGTATTGATAATTTGAATGAAACCACAACAGGTGGTCAGAATTTTTTAAATTCTATATTGAAGAATAAAAAACAACAAAATCAATTAGGCCCAGATGACTTTGGTAGCTACACAATACCAACGTCTGACCCATCATATTCAACTGGACAACAATACGCACGTTCCATAGCTGGCGGCATACCAATGTCACAAATTATGGCATCTGGAGTAAGTTACTCACCAGAACAACCAGGCGGATATACACAACAACAATTAAACGCGCAAATGCCTCAAGCACCAGCACAACCTCCAGCGCAATCACTAGGACAACCTCCAGCGCAATCACTAGGACAACCTCCAGTATACCAAGAGCCTGACGACATGAGTGTTTTAGGAAAAGGTATTGGTGGTTACAGGATGCCTTATGATAGAAAACAACAACTACCTCCCTTAAACCAATTTCTTGGACAAGCACCAGCGCAAGCACCAGGACTTGATCTTAGTAACATTGACGTAGACGCAATTCGTCAACAAATAGCTGATTCTGGAATAGACTTTACTAATTTATTTGGTTTGCCATCTCAACCAGACTTTAGTCAGTTTGTTACTCAAGAAGATTTACCAGGGATGATTCCACAAGTTCCTAATGGCAGTGACTTTTCAATAGAAAACTTAAATCTTCCAGACTTTAGTAATTTTGTTACTCAACAAGATTTACCTGTATATGACCAACCAGATTTAAGTCAGTTTATTACCCAGCAAGATTTACCAGCTTTTAATCCTAAAGATTATAGAGATGATTTTTTAAGTATAGCTAGAGAAGGCATAGAAATGCCATCTTATGAGCAACCAGATTTATCTGGTTATGATACAAGACTGGCTGATTTAGAAAAAAACTTACTGTCACTTCAGCAACCAGTTGCTAATGATAGATTTTCAGTCAACCAATTAAACCCAAGAGGATTATTCTAAATGTCAGTATCACATGATGAAGTGCTAAAAGCAGCACAAGCAGAACAAATATTAACATCAGATGTTTTTAAGGAAGCAATAGAAAACCTTAAAAATGAATACATAACTCATTGGCTAAACTCAAGAGAAATAAACGATGTTGCTGCTAGAGAAGACATACACAGATCATTATTATTATTACCAGAGGTCGAAAGACATCTGCGTATCATTGCAGAAAAAGGAAAGCTTACACAATCTAATATTAACAAGATTAGGAATATAGGCTAAATCTTTCCCTTTTTTACATTATTAAGCTAAAATACTCTTAAATACAATTAAGGAGTATTTATTATGGCAATAACGGATAAACCGACTGCTTTACAAACCGATAGGGAAGTTGCTACTTCTGCGTTTGAAAGTTTTTTAACCCCTGAAGAGGACAAGGTTGAAGAAACAGTCACAGAACAAGAAGTGGTAGAAGAAGAAGTCTTAGAAGAAGAACCTGAATTATCTGAAGAAGAATATGAAGATGATGAAGATTCTGAATACGAAGACGAAGAAGTTGAAGAAGAAACAGAAGTTGAAGAAGAAACTCAGCAACCTGTATACAGAGTCAAAGTAGACGGCTCTGAAATAGAGGTCACGCAGGATGAACTTATTAATGGATATTCTCGTCAGCAAGATTATACGCGTAAAACTCAAGAACTCTCTCAACAGAAAAAAACTATTGAGCAGCAGCAAGCAGAGTTAGCGCAAAGAGATGCGATTTATTCGCAGTTGTTACCGAAGATGGAAGCCCAACTACAGGGCGAATTGGCTAACGAACCAGATTGGAACACTTTGTACGAAGATGATCCTGTCGGCTACGTCAGAGAAAAGCAGCTTTGGGATGAAAAGAAAGAAAAGTTAGGTGCAGTAAATGCTGAAAACCAAAGGCTTCAACAAGAAGCACAAGTTAAACAGCAATCTCAGATTCAACAATTTGTTGAGTTTGGTCAGCAAAAACTTCTTGAAATTATTCCCGAATGGCAAAATCAAGAGATTGCGTCACAAGAAAAGCAAGCTATCAGCGACTATGCCGTGAATACTTTAGGTTATACACCTCAAGAAATTCAACAGGTTTATGATTATCGTGCTTTGCTTGGTTTAAGAAACGCTTGGTTAAACTCTAAAACAGTTGAAGCCACGAAGAAGAAACCAACACAAAAAGCACCTGCAAGAGTAGCAAGACCTGGAACGACTAACCGACCTAAATCGGCAGCACCAGCGAAAAAAGCAAAACAGACTTTGGCAAAAACTGGAAGAGTCCAGGATGCTGCTAAAGTTTTTGAACAATTTTTAAAATAATTTTATTTATACAGGAGTATAAGAATGGCTAAAGTAACAAACGCCTTTGACACATATTCGGCAACAGCTGACAGAGAAGATCTAAGTAATATCATTTACAACATTTCTCCAATGCAAACACCTTTTATGTCATCAATTGGCAAAAAAAGTATTAAGAACGTGGTATTTGATTGGCAGACAGAAGTATTACCTACACCAGTAGCAACTGGGCAGTTAGAAGGTTTTGAACTTTCAAGATCTACTGCTACAGCGACAACTAGAGTAAGTAATGTTGCAATGATCTCAAAAAGAGATGCAACTGTAACTGGCTCACAAGACGCTTCAGACCCAGCTGGTAAAAGGTCAGAAATGGCTCATCAGCTAGCTATTATGTCTAAAGCATTGAAAAGAGATATGGAAGAAGCACTTTGTCAAAAAGGCGCTAAAACAACTGGTGACGCTACAACAGCTAGGGTAACTGGTGGTTTTGAGTCATGGATTAAAACTAACTTCAACAACCAAACTGGAACTGCACCTACTGGTGGTGGAACTGCTCCAACTGACGGAACACAAAGAGACTTAACAGAAGATTTGTTAAAAGTTTCTTTACAAAAGTGTTTTGCAAATGGTGGAGAACCTACAATAGCAATTTGTGGCCCTCACAATAAGCAAGTTATTTCTGGTTTCACAGGTAGAACTCAAGCTAGACAAAACATTGATGCAAACACTGTGGAAGCTTCAGTAGCTGTCTACTCTTCTGACTTTGGGGAACTAAAAATCGTTCCATCAAACAGATCAAGAGAAAGATCATTGCTATTAGTAGATCCAGAGTTTGCTAAAGTGTCTTACCTAAGAGACTTTAAAACTGTTGATATTGCTACTATAGGAGATGCTCAAACCAAGATGATTATAGTGGAATTTGGTTTAGAGGTATCTAACGAGGCTGCTCACAGTATCGTTTCTGACTTAAACGTATCGTAAGTTTAGTCAATTACCTTAAAGGGATGTTTCGGCATCCCTTTTTTTTGTGCTAAAATCTACACATGGCTAAGACAACATTAATAGATCACAAAAAAGGTTTTAAGTCCGTATTTGCAACAGAGGACGATAAAATTATTTATCACACTCAGCAAGACATACAACCTACACTTGACTATGTAAAAACGCTTTCTCAAAATACACCTGGTAAAGATTTACGCCATGTAGCAGAAATACCAATGGTGGTATATCAAAGAGCAGTTCGAGAAGGATGGTCACAAGATTCTGCACGATGGAAGAAATGGCTTAACCACTCAGATAACAAACCATTTAGAACATGGAAAGGTAAAGTATGACATACGATGAATTAAAAACTAATATTGCAAATTTCTTAAATAGATCAGACCTAACAAGTGAGCTTGATTTTTTTATTGATGCAACTGAAGCAGAATTTAATAGAAGATTAAGAAACAAAGACATGGTAAAAAGAGCCACTGCAACAGCAGATGGACAGTATATGTCTTTACCAACTGACTGGTTAGAAGCTATAAACATAGAAATAACTTCTGGTGACTTCAAGCCATTATTCCAACAGTCTATGGAATCATTAGATGTTTATAGAAGGTCTATTGATAACGTAACTGGTAAACCAGTTTACTATGCGATTGTAGATAATTCATTGGAGCTAGCACCTACCCCTGACTCAAGTTATACGCTACAATTAACATACTTTAGTACCATTGATGCTCTGAGTAGTTCTAATGAAACGAACTTTATATCCACAGGATATCCAGATGCTTACTTATATGGTGCTTTAAAACATGCTTCAATTTATCTAATGGAAGACGAAAGAGTGCCGTTATTTACAGCACAATTTGAAAAAGCATTAGAAGAGATGAGACTAGAACAAGAGAAGGCAGAATTTGGCAAAGGATCTCTAATGCAAAGAAGAAGAACTTATGGCAAATCTGGTAAAAACATTTATTATTGGAATAATAATTAGGAGACAATATGGCTGGATTTAGTGATTACTTAGAAGATAAAGTATTAGACCATGTATTTGGTGGTAATGCTTATACAGCACCAGGAACATTATATGTTGCTTTATATACTGTAGCACCAACAGATACAGGTGGTGGTACTGAAGTAACTGGCGGTTCATACGCAAGACAATCAGGAGCATTTACTGTTTCTGGTACAGACCCAACAACAGCTACTAATTCAGCTGCAATAGAATATCCAACAGCTACAGCTGATTATGGAACTGTAGTTGCAGTTGGTATTTTAGACGCTGCTTCAAGCGGTAATCTATTAGCTTATGCAGATTTAACAACATCTAAAACTGTAACTTCAGGAGATGTATTTAGATTTGATGCTGGCGATTTAGATATAACACTAGCTTAACAACATGGCCTCAATAGGCTACGGATTATATGGTTACGGGAACGCCGATTATGGTACTCCCGTTTATCATTTTGGCGCAGCCACTATTGC